GGAGAGGGTAGCGCCACCGACGATATTTCAATTCTGTATTACAAAGCTATACTTATAAATTAGCTTGAAATATACCGAATTGTAGTATACTAAAATCAACTGGGTGCTGCAGAGGTAATTATAGTGGCACGAGAACTGTCATCCATCATATCAGAACTAGGTAACGTGTATGACCCACAGCGTCAGCTCGTTCAACAACAACAACAATCTTTAGAACCAGCAATGCAGGCAGAACAACAAGGTTTGGAAGCCGCTAAGAGCGATGCATTCCAGGCTATTACAGAAGCCGCTAACCGACGCGGTATGTTTTATTCAGGTGTTCCTATAGCAGAACAGGCTAAATATACAGGAAGCACTTTCCTTCCAGCTGTAGCTAACTTACGAAGCAAATACCAACAGCAGCGTTTTAATTTACAGGATGCACTTAATAAAATTCAACAAGAACAGTATAGCCAAGCTTACGGCGTCCGACAGAAAGAACTTGATACAGAAGAACAGCAACGACAATTTAACGCACAATTAGCAGCACAACGAGCAGCAGCTGGTGGTGGCGGCGGATACGCAATGCCTTCATTCGGTGGAGGTGGCGGAGCAGCTGCAGCATCATATCGTGCAGCACCTAAGCAAGGTGGCGGATTTGCCTTCACAGATCCTAACGGAAACCCAATTATCGCAGCAACTTCCTCAGCGGCAACAGGTATCCCAGTCAGGAACCTCTTACAGAATATGGCTAACCAGGGTGACCAAGGTGCTAAGGCAGCACTTAACTTTGTCGGTGGTGACTATAGGTACGATCCTAACAAGATTAGTCAAGGCCAGAACGCAGCAATATATAACGCACTTGTTTGGGGAACTAACCTGCCACAAGCTAGCGCACCTCAAGCTGGTCAGGGAAGACCGCAATTTGTAGCATCACCTACTCCTCTATATAAAAGTATCCCAGGCATGAGGTAAGGAAATAATATGGCACCACAACAAGATTGGATGAACCGACAGGCAGTGTACAATCCACAGGCCTACTTTGATGCGCTTCAACAACAATACGCAGCACAGCAACAAATGCAACAAGCTCCTGCTCAACCACAAAAGAAAAAGCGAAGTTTACTTGCTACTCTTGTACCTGCAGCTGGTGCTATCGGTGCTGGTCTACTAGCAGCTCCACTAACAGGTGGACTTTCTTTAGCTGGAACTATTGCAGCTCTCGGAGCAGCTGGCGCAGCTGGTGGTGCTCTTGGTGAAGCAGGTGCACAGAAACTAGCAGGTGAAAAGTTTAATCTTGGTAACATTGCTAAAGAGGGTCTTATATCTGGCGCATTCGGTGCAGGTGGTGGCGCTATATCTGGTGCTAGAGGATTACGAGCAGCTAAAGCAATCGGAATGACAGCTGATGATGCAGCTAGGGTTGCAGCAGAAGCGGCACGTGGCACTACATCAGTCAAAGCTATAAAGCAACTCGGTGGCCCAACTGGTGTTACTGGTAAAATCGCAGAAGCAGGAACTGGCTTACGAGCTGGAGTAGTTAATCCTAAAATTGCAGCATCTCCATTCGGTGCAGAGCAAGAAACAAAACTGGTTAAAACTCTTGGCGAACTAAACATTAAAGGTTCAGCTACTGCACAATACCGACAGCTTCCTGGAAAGATTAATCAACTAGGTGGACAGATCGATACAATCCTAGCCAAAAATACTAATACAAGTACAGTTCCTTCATTAGTAAGTTCTATCAAATCAAAGGCTAGCGCTCTACCACAATTCGTTGGTGCGGATCCTAACTATGCTAAATCACTCACTACAGAAATCAGTGACATCACTGCACGATTCGGTGGTAAGCAACTAACTGCAGCACAAGCACAAACAGCTAAATCAGAACTGGGTGCTAAAATGAGTGGCATCTTTGGTAAGGTAGCTAAAGGCGTTGACCTTAATCCAAAAGAGGCTTCACGACTTGCAGTATGGCAGAGCCTTGATGATACCGTCGCTAAACTAGCACCTGAAGCTAAAAGACTTACCGCTCAGCAATCTGCACTATACACAGCATCACCAGGCCTACTAACAGCCTCTAAGCGAACAGCTGGTATTCCATTACTAGGTGTTAAGACTAAGACAGCAGAACGCGGTCTACAGGCGCTACAAGACGTTACAGGACGAGGACTAGAAGCAGTTGGTGGAGTTGCTACACCAGGATTAGCTGGAACAATAGCACGACAAACAGGACGACAAGTTGTACCTCGTGCAGTAACAGGTATGCTCGGTGGTGGTGAACAAGCTCCTGAAGCACCTCTCACACAGGATATGCAAATGCAACCTACTCCAATGGATCAAGGTTAACCTCAAGGAATGGAAATGCAACAACCTCAAGACCTCTATAGCCAGCAAGCAGTAATGTCAGACATCCAACGAGATCCTAAGAATGCTGCCACTTACCTCAAGTTATATGAAACATTCGCACCTAAAGCAACTGCTCCAGTTAAGAAGTCAGAACAACAGCGAGCAAGGGATGAAGCGTCTGCACTCACTCAGACTGCCCTACAACAACTACAAGCAGGTAGCGTAAACACAGGACTTGTTAGCGGTAAAATTGAACCACTCAAGGCTATGATAGGTAAGGGTGATCCTGAGACTCTAGCATTCAACACTACAATCTCATCACTCAAAGCTGCTATTGCTAAAGCTCGAGCTGGTACAAGCTTCACACCAAACGAAGAAAGATTATTGAACAGATACGCTCCAACCATTGGTGATAGCCGACAACAACTATTCGCTAAGCTACAAGCCCTACAAACTGTCTATGACCAGGCTGCAGCCCGAGAATATGGAACGCAATATTCAGATGGTACAGATCTTCAGTCCGCACTAATGCAAGCACAAGGAGGCTTTTAATGGCTACAATTTCACTAACACTACCAGCAGATGGTCAGACCATTGATGCGTCAGACGTAAACAATCCGTTTAATACGATTGCCGCAGAAATCAACGGTAACCTGGATAACTCAAACATAAAGGCTGGTGCAGCTATTGATCGTTCTAAGATTGCTGGATTCACTGATGGTTGGGAATCACTTGGCTACTCTCCTTCTACTGTTACAGCTAACGGCAACCGATCATACGACCTTACATTCAGCTCAGTTAACCTAACGACTAACATATCTAACGGTATGCGTCTCAAGTTAGCTCGTTCAGTAACTCCTCCTACGCAATGTACTGATTTAGAATCGGGAAGTTCTCAGTATTTTTCTAAAACTAGCCCAGCGGGTATGACGTTTACTGATGACTTTACTGCAAGTGCGTGGGTTAAACTGGAGAGTTATGTAACTGGAACAATTGCCTCTCGTTATAACGGTACAAGTGGATGGGGCCTATACGTTACATCTTCAGGCCAGATACAACTTTCTGGATATAATGCGGGTGCTAGTAACGAAAGTAAAGTGTTGTCCTACCAATCTATCCCGCTTAACAAATGGGTACATGTCGCCGCTCAATTAGATATGTCTACTTTTACTGCCACAACAACCACTTCTTATGTAATGATAGATGGGTTAGATGTTCCAGCCGTCGTCAGTAGAAGTGGGTCAAATCCAACAGCCCTTATCCAAGCAGGTAACTTAGAGATAGGTGCTAGTAACGGTGGTACAGCTCCATTCGATGGCAAACTAGCTCAAGTTGCTATCTATTCAGCTAAAGTCACCCAAGCTACGGTTCGTGCTTCAATGAACCAAACCCTAACAGGCTCAGAAACATCTCTAGTATCCGCTTACTCATTTAACAACGTGATAACAGACCTTAACACTACAAACGCTAATAACCTTACAGCTAACGGAAGCGCAGTAGCAACAACTGTCGATTCACCATTTAATGCAACCGAATATGCAATAGTAATGGCAAACTCATTTTCTACTAATACTACGCTTACAGTGCAAGTGCCAGAAGGTTATTCACTCCCAACAACTGGAGGAATTGGAACGTGCTATTACTCAACACAAAAAGTTCCTTATGGCTTTCCAGGACAAAGAGGAAAGTGGGGCCTTCAAATGTTATCGAGAACACAATATTCTCAATCATCGGCAGTAATTAGTACTTGGTACAACATCGGAAGCCATAAGTTAAATGTTCCGATTGGTTCATGGAAACTTCGCTATGACGTAGGTACATCACACAACCGTACTAGTGGTGCAGCTTCAATATGTTCAACTCTATCAACTGCCAACAATACTGAGTCAGATAGAAAGTGGACAAGAATATCTAATGCAAATCCTGTAACAGATTCTGACGCTGCCTTTACTGCCGAACATTCTATTGAATTATCAGTTGCTACAGACTATTACATAAATATTCTTGCTCTTGCGGTTGCAAGCTCAACCTTGTATACACGAGGAGATAATGCACTCGTTCAGATTTATGCAGAGTGTGAATTGGTATAAGGAAATGATATGACACCTACACCTAAAAAAGAAAACTACGAACTTCTACTCTACAGACTAGATCAGATTGATCGCAAACTAGATGAGATGTCTAAAAACTATGTGACTAAACAAGAGTTCGATGAATTCAAAGATGTAGTAGAGCGTGAGTTAAGAAAGAAGACGCTAGGTAATTGGGTCAACCCGATCATCGCATCTATATCTACCGCAGCAATTACATTCCTTTTAATAGAGTTCATTAAACAAAGTTAGGAGAAATATGAGAGATTCATACTACCCAGTTCAAATTAGATTAACGTCTAAGAATAGCTGGTTCACACCTCAAGAAAGTAACAACTATTACACTGCTCGTTATGCACGAGAAGGTATTACTGTCCACTGGTGGGGCGATGGAACAGGTGCAGACAACCACGACAATATAGTTAACTACTTCCTGGCACAGGGAGAAGCTGGCAACAAGTCAGTGAATTACGTCCTATCAGATAACAAGATTACCTTAATGGTCAGCCCAGACAATGTAGCATGGTGCTCACAGGCTGGTAACCCTACAACTATCTCAATAGAGTTCCAACCTACACTAGGTACAGAAGGTTACAAGAAAGGTGGCTGGCTCATCGATCAACTAGAGCAACGCTACAGTCGTACACTTAGTCTTTACCCACACAAAAAATGGTTCTCTACTTCTTGCCCTGGAACGCTAGACATTAATCGATTACGAGCAGAGGCTAATAAGTGGAAAGCTGGCGGATATGATCCAGCTCCAGCACCAGTTAATACGCCTAAGCCGACACCTGAAGTTGTAGTTGCACCTGCTCCTACCGTAGGCATTACATACTCAGTACTTCCAGCTCCAATAACTTACAAGGTTAATAAAGACACAGATCTCTGGAACTTTAACACGGCTACCTGGGCAGGCTTTAAAAGCGTCAAGAAGCTCGTTAAGGGCGAAGACTACACTGTATACGCAATTGCAGACAACCACTCCGTAAAGGCTCAGTATGGCGTCACAAAGTACTCTTTCGATAAAAAGGTAACTAACGGTGTGAACATGAAAGATCTTGACCTCGTTCAACCAGCACAGCCTGTACCTGAACCACCTAAGCCAGTACCACCAGTTCCAGTACCAGAGACAGTCCCGACAAATGTGGTAGTGGAATTCTTAACGTCTATTATCAAACAGATAACAGAGTTTATAGCTAAGATAACTAAAAGGAGTTAATATGCCATTAAAAAAAGGTTCATCAAAGAAAACAATCTCAGCAAATATCCGAGAACTATATAAAGATAATAAGAAGACTGGCAAGGCTAGAGGTGCAGGCGGTAAAGTACGTTCTCAAAAACAGATTATCGCTATTGCATTAAGCACAGCTGGTAAATCAAGGAAAAAGAAATGAAACTCCCATCGGTAGACTCAGCAACATATAGAGGTATTGTAACTTCACTACAGGCATTCTGTGGATTCGTGGTAGCAGCAGTAGCTCTTCCTGAGTTCCGTCAACTAGTATTACAGTTCTATCCAGCGGCACTTCCTATCATAGTTAGTGGTGCAGGAATTGCATCTTTTGTGCTAAACTTCCTAAGAGCTAACGTTAAAAATTATTAAGGAGAAATAACGTGCCAATATATGACTCAAGCATGGACAACTCACCAATCAAGAGGGTAACCCTTGTAGGTGTAGATGGACAGCCTACAAGCAACGCTAGTGACGTTGATCTAGGTTCACTAATCGCAGGTGAAGACCTAACAAACGACGTACTTAAAGTAGAAGACCGTTCTACTTACACAAACATATCAGCAAGTGCACTAATTAAGACTGGTGCAGGACGTGTTAAAGGATTCATGGTAAACTCTCACAGTTCTGGAACTTTAAAGCTCTGGGACAACACTTCTGCTGCAACGACTGTTCTGTTGAACACTATCACATTCGCGGCTGGTTCTGGACTTATGTTCAACCTGCCTGACGTAGAATTTGGTACAGGCTTGTACGCTACTATCGGTGGCACAGCTGACATCACTATTTTCTGGAAATAAGGAGTAACTAATGAACTTTGAGATAACATACATTAACACTGAATTAAACCACGTATCTTTTAACGTGCTCAATAATGGAGACGTTATCCTTACAGATAAACGATGTGATCTTACTATCGATGATGAGGACGCGATGAACGCCGAGCTTGATCGCTTCTCTCTCATTGTCATAGAAGACTACAATAACCCAGTGGAGGGATAAGATGCCACGAATAGTTTCACAGAACGCTAACGCCAGTCTGTATTTTAATGGTAGTTCTGCAAAGATGACTGTACCTGTTGTACCAGATCCTACTGGCTGGTGTTTAGCTATGTGGATTGAACCAGGCGATAAGGGTACTCCGACTCATACGTACGTATCTTATAACTCAGCAGCCTTTACAGACGGCATATTTATAAGTAAAAACGCTGGAAGTGGCAATATAAATATAAATGTTTATAACGGAACTGGAGCTGTATATGCGAACACCTTACTTGCCCCAGCTTCACAATGGATTCATATTGCAGTAACTTACCTTCCTAATGGTACTTGCAAGACTTATAAAAATGGCGTATTACTTTCATCTGCAACATCTAGTGGGACAATGACTGCTGCTGCTGCTCAGCTACTTACGTTTAATAGCCGATCATTTACTAACTATTTTGCACAATCTACTATGTCTAACATTGTATGGCAGAATACTACTACTTCCTGGACTGATGATCAGGTAAGAGACATTTATCAAACTAATAAACTACCTGCAGGTACTACAATGTATCTTGCCTTAGGTGAGGGCGCTGGTTCTATAGCTTACGATACATCAGGCAACGCTAACAACGGGACTATAACATCACCTACATGGACAAGAGAGACCTTTACTAGGACTCGTAATGCAGTAAATGGTAACTTAGTATACAATGGAGATTTTGAGATAGCTCCTGTAGTTAATGTAGCTCAGACTTCGGGTAGTAATTATGTTGACGGTACGGCAACTGGTGCGACCATACCTATATTTGGCTATAGAGTAGGTACACGACTAGGTACTGCTACAGTTCAATTTGATACAGTAATAAAACGTACAGGCAATGCTTCAATAAAATTATCAACACTGGCGGTTGCATCGGATATGGCTGTTGGTGCGACAATGTCAACAACTGCTGGTGGATTGCAGATTGGCTACCCAGCACTACCGAGCACAAGCTACACGGCTTCTGTATGGGTTAAAACTAATTATGTAAGTGGCGCATCTACAAGTGGTGTTAGGGCTACCGTTGTAGAAAAAAATGGTATAGGCTCTAGTGGTACTACAAACGTTCTTCTTACCGCCTTACAAACCACACAGGACTGGACACAATACAATCTTGTTTTCACTACAGCATCTACAACTAGAAGTTTACTTTTTCTTATAAACGTTAAAGGCGATGACGGCACAGCCACTCTCATAATGGACGCCTGGTTTGATGACATTACTCTTACACCTACTACAGCTACTACTAGAACCGCTAATACATTCCCTCAAAGAAAGACTTCTGATAACCTACTATCTAATGGTAACTTTGAATATGCTCCTCCTTTTACAGCGGCAACAACTACCGTAAATAGGTGGATTGACGGTACTGCTACAGGTAACACAGCCTCCGTTGGACAGTATGGCTGGGCATTCTCGTTTTCAACTGGTACCGCTAGTGCTTCTTTTGATAACGCTGTAAGCAGAAGCGGAAGCAAAAGTCTACGGTTGTCAACCCTAGACGCTTCTGGTACTGCAATAGCTACTCAGTCTCTTGCTGCAAGCGTTCCAACCACTGCAGAAACAGGCACAACAATAACCCCAGTCTTACCAAGTACAAGCTATACATTGACTCTATGGGCTAAGACTAGTAATGCGGCAACGAATAGTGTGTACGCAGATATTCGCGAGTTTACTGGAGCACGTGTTAGCGCCGTAACTACTGCAACCAATAAACTGTCTGGAACTAACGACTGGACTCAGCTGACCGTCACAGTGACCACTAGCGTAAATACAAGATTTATAGGGATAGTATTAAGAAACGCTGTACCTGGTAACGTATCGGACGCCTGGTTTGACGATATAACACTTACTAAAGTACCAGCCAACGCTCGTACGGTTGTAAGTTAAACAAATTGTGGTACAATAACCACAAGGACAATCATGGAACAAGAAAACTTTTGGTACGGTGAACTTGTAAAACATCTTGAAAAAAAAGAGTGGTCTGAAGTGCAAATCACTAACTTAGCTATGAAGGTAGGACGCAGCACTATGATGAGTTGTGAAGCTGCAGTAGAACTTCTTGAATATGTGCAAGACGTTGACCAACAAATAGCTGAACAAAAAGAACTAGAAGACTTACATGCAACCGCTCCTGTCTATAACAGAGAGCAGGCACTGCAATTGTTTGAGTACAATCAATCGGGAAAGACTTTCGCTGACGCAGGCTGGAACGAAAGAGGTGAATATACTACCTTTATACCAGGCGAAGAGATATAAGATGGAAAAGGAAGACCTATTCACCAAACCAAACGGTGACATAGTGTCCAGACGACAAACAAATAGACACCATGTCTTCTATCCTGGTTACGAATACCAGAACAAACTAGACCGACGGATGAGAAACCTCGGTCTCTTTGTCATTCGTATGCATATCCCAGTCCACAAAGAATTACACAATAACGTACCACCACCTCCAAGTATTGGGCATGATCTAAAGCATATTATCATTCAAGAGAACGAAGCAATGGACAAGGAACTACCTCAGTCCACTCGGCTTGAACTTATTACCTATCATCTTATGCGACTCGCAGATCACGCCCCGAGTCAGCAGATACAGGAAGAAGCAGACGCACTACACAACAACTTTATTCATCAACTAGATTACATCCATAAGGGGAAAGTACAATGGCACGAATAAATGGAGAACAAGAGAATCACTGGCACCCAAAGTACGGGGAAATTGACTGGTACCCAATGTATGAACAAATGCTTGAAGAAGAAGGCGAAGAACATCCGTATTACTTGTACTACGAACACGAAGGTTATAAGTTCCAACTAACTGAAGAGAATACTTTTGTTTACTTGAATAGAGTTGCGCCTAACATGAACGGCGTGGCTATTGTTGATCCAATAGATAACTGTGCTTGGTGGTGGTTTGCCGACACACATGAGGAGTATGAAGAACTAGAAGAATTAGTAGCGCCAATAGCGACGATCATTTCAAGTGACATACCGCAGGAGTCAGCGGTGAAGAACTATCTATTAAGAACGTTAAAAGACGTAGTCAGCGTCGACTATGTTCCAGAGGAGTGGGAAAATGAAGGCAACATGGACGGGTAAGAGGTTAGCGTGTTTAATTCACGACGATTGGCAAACCTTTAATGCTAAATATCCTGAAGTCAAATATAATACATGGAAAGGTAAGAGATCTTACTGGAACGATAAAATAAAAAAGGGAGCGATAGATATGCCACCAAAGCCTGAGAAAGAACCAACAACTGGTAACAACTTCGAGGACATTCTCAGGCTGCATAACGTATCGCCTGAACTAGCTAACGAGTTAACAGAGAAGGGATTCCACGTTGGCTTTATTCGCAACTCAGAAGGTGAGATTGAATACACGATTCCGCTTCCACACGCTAGAGGCAATACTAAAAAGGATCTAGAAGGCTTTGAGCCCGCGCAGGCTGCACGTATTACACCAAGTAAGAGAAAACCTCAAGTTAGGGATCACAAGCGCTTGTACGTCTTCTCAGACGCTCAGATAGACTATCGCAGGCTAGAGGATGGTACGCTTGATCCTATTCATGATGAACGTGCTCTTGCTGTAGGACGAATGATCTGCAAGGACATGATGGTAGATGAGATTATAAACTTAGGTGACACCGTTGACTTAGCTGCACTCAGCCGATTCAAGCCTGACTCCGACCACTTCCACCGCACGCTCGGGCCTGCTTTCCAGAGAGTGCATGACTACTACGGAGAGCTTAGAGCTGACACACCGTGGGCAAAGATAACTGAGGTTGACTCCAACCACAACACACGCTTAAAAGACTTTATGTTAAAGAACGCTCCTAACTTATACGGCTTCCGTAGGCCAGGAGATGAAGATGAGTATCCAATGTTTACCTACCCTTACATGGCAAACCTTGGGGCAGTAGAAGTTGACTGGATAAGCGGATACGGATCAGCTGAATACGTTTACGGATTAGAGTACGACACACCGCCAATTATCTTTAAGCACGGCAACTCAGCAGTTAATGGTGGCTCAACCGCAGCAAAAGAAAGCCGAGAGAATCCCGAGACTCACGTTGTTAGAGGACATTCACACCGAGTAGAGACTGCATACCGAACTACAAGAGCAGGTAATTATCTCGCATCAGTAGTTGTCGGTGCTGCATGTAGAATTACTGGAGAAGTTCCAAGCTATCACTCAGCTGTTGACGATAATGGCAACGTCGTAAAATATCAGGAAAACTGGCAACAAGGTGTGATGGTTATTTATGACTATGATGGAGAGTATCAGTACGACACTATCCTAATCAGAGATGGTAAAGCCAACTACAACGGCAAGACTTACGAGGCCTGAACTTGGTTTTGTAGGTCAGCAGTTCTTAGAGTCTTATACATATCTTCATCAGTATCGTATCTATTCAACTCATCTATTCTCGCTTTTAGTTGAGATTGTTTTATGAGGTCGGTTAGTCTTATTGCTAGTTCGTCACAATACGTTTGCCAAGAACTATTGCTGTTTTCTGTTCGTAACTCTTTTACCAGGTCATCTATACTCTCAGTACTCATTGTATTCTCCTTTATTTATGCGGACACTTTCCGCTTGTATGTTCGTTTGAGTTGCAGATGATGCATATCTTCATAGTAGAGTTTCCATTTAGTTAAAGTCATTAGTACCAACATCCTTGTGCGCTACCGCACCTTGAATACCAAGTCGCTAATGCATTTTCCCAACTACCATATCGTACCTTGACGTAGTTGTCCATCCATCTTAGTTGTGTAACGGGATCAGTGTTTACTCCGTTCGGCAACTTAGAACATGGCCATGCCTGAGGGATTCCACACGCACCTGACGTAGGGTTGATAGCACGAGGGTTACAACCTGATTCTTTTAAGATCAGTTTAGTAGTAGCTTGTGTTTGAGGGATGCCAGCTTGTGCCATCCAATCCGCACAGCCACCACTAGCACTAGCTTTAGGCGTACTTACGGCGTTTTGAGCCTTGACTGCCACATCACGCTGCTTTTGTTGCAGCTTAGCTTGTAGCTCACGAGAAAGTCTGTCTCGCTCTTCTTGTAATTGTTTGAGCTGTTCTTCAACTTTAGATTTGTCTGAATCTTTTTTGTTTAGCTCGTTGTTGAGATCATTATATTTCTGATCTAAGATTTGTAACTTAGCAGAGTTATCTTTTAACTCTATCTTCTTTAACTGAATTCCATCATTTAATCGGTCTATATGACGTATACCAATCATTGCTACTGCTAGGAAGAGTGCAACAACTGTCGTTGTTAATACCTTTTGTTTCATAGATGTTAAGTGCCAAGACGGGGCGGTATAAAATATGCTCCTTTTTAAAAGTGTTATTATTATACCTTACCGCATGAACTTAGATGCAAGTCTGTATGCAGAATCTACACCAACTACTACTGCAATTGGCAGAAGGACTTTGTTGTCTTGTGTGACGAAAACGTATGCAGTTGCGAGTTCAGCAAGTGCTACAACCAAGCTGTATAGACCAGCTAGTTTGCCTTTCAAGTTTCGATCTTTTTTTACTTCTGTTGTTTTTGTGTTCTTCATAGCTTATATTCCCCTTTCGCTATTTATTATTATTGAACACTCGTAGTGTAGCACGCTGATGCTATTATGTCAAGCTTATGCTAATAAAAAAAGTCCCTGGAGTGGTGGGGAAACCAAGGACTTTAGCTACATTATACGTTACAATTGCACGTAAATAAAGAAAGACCCCCAAAAGGAGGTCTTTGCTTACACTTCACCTTCAACTAAATAGAGAGGTATATATATTTTATACCATTTTCTCATAAAAAGCAATCTGTTCTCGCGCGTCTTTGATTACTTCTTCTAAGAACTGGCGGGTAACTTTAAAGTACTCCTGAGATTTCTGGTGCAGGCTCTCGGCTGTTCCTGTCCCGTATTTAGCTTCCAGTGCTTGTGAATATTTATATTGCTCCCCAGCGCCAAACATATTGCATCCAGCGCATTGGGCATTACAGTTTAACTCGTCCCATCTCGTTGACGGAAACCTACGACTCATGAAGTGTCCACAGTGCATCTGCTTTATGGGTTTGACCATGCCACAGGTGATACACTCTGCCACCCACTCACCGTTACGCAGTTCCCCATCACGATAACGTATCATTCGTGAAAAGTATTTGTCTGCATCTTTACGCAAACTTGGTATCGTCTTTAATTTTTTCACTGAGCTCTTTTTGTTTACGCCTAGCTTCGGCGCTTTTCTTTTGGGCTTCACGGGCTGCCTCCACATCCTTAAAGTATTTACCACCTGATTTTACTTTACGCATGTTTGCGATTTTACGGTAGAAGTCAGGATCGCTCTTGTTAAGTTTGTCCATGTTACCACCCCGCTGGTAGTTCTTCCTCAAACACTTCAGAGCTTTCTTTTACTGGGTTGAAGAAGTAACGTATCTCCATACCAGTTTTACCATTGCCCTTAACTCTAAAGCGTCGTCCATTAACATCACTTCGACCATCTTCACAGACTGCCTCTAGTATGTTTGCAACCTGAGATGCAGATAGATCTAATCGTCCTTTATCTGTGTCACAAGTATAGATCTTGCGGTATCCTTCTTTCCATGTTTCAGACATGAGCATCTTACGTGACTCATTATCCCAAGCCTTAAACTTGTATGGGAACATCTTTTCAATTGTGAATTCCTGATCTAATAGATCGCTTAGTTTTGTATATGTTACTTCCATGCTCTGCTCCCTAATACTTTTAATAACCATCTGCTGTGTTGCATCTTCTCTACTTGTTTATCAATTTCAAGATCATGCTCAATAACGTCTGGTTGTTTACGTCGGCTAATCCTACCACCCTTAGCTCCTGCTATTTTAGCAAGCTCTCTGTTAGCGTAAAAGCCGCCTGTTGTTCCCTTCTTACCGCCCATAGCACCGATCTTCTTGTAAAAGTCATCTCCATGCTTTGCTTTGTTAGTGGCTGCTGCTCGCTGTCCACCTAATTTATTTCCTGCCATCTTACCCTCCTTTTATTGTTAATCAGTTAGAAACACTGCCGCTGCAGACAATCCTATGAACCAAACCCAACTGAATGGTGTAAGGCCTATGGCTACTGCAAGTATATATATAATTGGTAAACCCATAACTAAATCTTTGCTGTGTCCATGCATGGTGCAATTGCGTCTGTTTCTTGCTGGTTGTATCCTGTCTTTAGAATACGGTCAACAGTCTCTTGGTTTTCATACCAATATGCGCCCTTAACCATTTCAAGTAAGTCAAATGTACATCCACAGAATTTATCAGCATCATACTGAGCCGCTAGTTCACCAGTAAATCCTTTTTTACAACCTGATATGAAACCATTTCGTGCTGTATTGTAAGTGGCTTGTGGTGTCATGTTAGTTGCTGATGAGAAGATAGCACGCATTCCAAAGAACACTGCTACTCCCGTTATTAAACCTATTGCTACTTGCTTTTGTGGACTTAAGTCACTCATATTATTCTCCAAACGGTAGGATCGTATAACCGTTAGACTCTAAGATCTTTTCAAGGTCTTCGTGGTTAATTGATTCTCGAACCGTCTTATATTTATTGTATCGAGCTTCCAGAACGTGATGGTCTGGTTCATATTTACCTTGTTCCTGTAGTGTTCTACGGATCCGTGTAATTGTCTCAAACGCTGGTAGTTCCTTGAAGATCTCTTTCTGCTGCGGCGTCAAAGATATGCCTGACTTCTCCATGTAAATGAGTAGCAAAGCCTTATCTGAGTTACGGGCAGAGCGACTAACCTTTAGGATGTTCTCAACGCGTTGACTTATTTTCATTCTTAAGCTCCTTACTATAGGTGGTCCATCCGCCATTCCAGTGGAAGATGTCTAGACCTGTTACTTCATATCCTGCTGCTATCATGATGTCAGCGTAGAACTGTAGCTGAATCCAGTAAGAGTTAATTGACTTCTGGATGTCGGCGTTAGTTTTAAAGTCTTGTATGCGACATTGCTTTGGTCCAGTCAGTAGCATTCTGTCTATCTGACCAGCACGTTTAGCCCTGTGGTCTACTATGAAGACTTCATGTACAGCTTTTTCCTTCTCACGACCCTCATAGAACTCTTGTACGGCCTTTTTAATGACTGGGTGGTCATGTAGGTTAGTTTGCTTATCAATGCTCTTAGAGAGGCTCTGAAAGCGTCCGTATAATTCGAGTGCTTTATGGATAGCTGTGCCAAACCCTGCAGATACTTCTGATTTAAGTTTCCACATTTGCTTTATGTCTGTAGCAGATACGTCAAACTTATTTGCCATTGCCTCGGAGATTTTCTCTAGGTCAAATGGTTTCTCTAAGCTCTTAGCGTACTGTGAGCCAGACATATAGATGTCACCAGCTTCGTTTGTGTAGGTATGAGTAGCGTCATCGTAGTAGATGTCACCCCCAACATATGCCGTTATTTTCTTACGCTGTGCTGCTGATGGAAGTGGCTTCTCGCTGTACTTAGCCCACAACTTCTCGATGTGCGGCATTGCCATTGCGTTTGCTTCTTCAAATGTATCAGCTTCTACTTCAATAGACGGCTGGATGTTTCCATATTGTACTGTTGGTATTACTGCCGTTATTGTGTATTTCATTCTACTTCTCTTAAGTTGTATTCCATTTCTTGGTTCATTTCAACAAGTTCATGATGTAAGTCTTCTAGTGCATCCATCAATGATTCAATCTTGTCTAGTATGTCATCACGCATTATGCCCCCATTTCTTTGTGATATTCGTAGTCTTCGTCACAGTAACATCCATCTTCATGTACTAACTTGTTTCCGAGGAAGTAACACGTGTCGGATATGTACTCTGGGACGGTGACATGTATTTTGATCGCTTTCTTAGTCTGGTTATTCATTCGTAGTTTTCCTCAAGCCAGACAAGGAAGTCTTTTATCTTTGGTTTAGTTCCGTCACGCTCGCAAATCGCAACGTATAAGTCAAATAAGTTCTCATTAACAGCCTTCGTATCGATATAATCGTCCATTAAAACCCTCCAATTACTGACTGCACCAGCATGACAGCTATGTGTACGTTAAAGTACGCAAGTATCATAGTGATAAGTGCCAGCACTAAGAACAATTTGAGTATGCTCTTAATGATTCTTTTAATATGTTTTAAATGTGCGTAGTTTCTCTTCGGCTTACGACCAAGTACATAGACTCCGCCGCTGTGATTGCCTAAGAAACCATCTCCATTGAGATCAGTCACAATCCCCCCTTTTTGTTATTGGTACGCTCAATACTGTCATGAGCCTAACCTTACGCGTTCATGACCGCAGAGCTCTGTTCGGGCTATCTCTTTGACAGAATAGAACGTACCATTTTGTTAAAGTTAACGGTGATGGGTAGCAACTTTTAGTTAATTATCCTGCGAGAGTTTCGCTCGCTCTACTACCGTATCCGTTATTGAAGTGTAAGCTTTATCAGCTTGTACTTAGTTTACTACAGCATGATGCTGATGTCAAGTACTTTTAATGCTTAATATCATGTAATACTTATGGTATATTCGTACTATGAAACGTCTTAATCAAGAATTAGCACGTAAGCTCATGAAACAAGAAGCTTTTGAGTACATCAAAAAGCGTGAGAAGAAGATTGAGTTACTTAAAAAAGGTAAGACTGCCTTTGTAGACACGTTAAAGAAGTAATACTTCTTGCCTGTATAAGTATTAGCTGTGGATAAACCATGTAATATTGTATTGTTTGTTGACTTGTCAATAAAATATCTTACACTACTATTAACACTATACCGTGTGCGTTGAGCAAACAAACAAGAACCACAAAGCTTAAGAGCAAGGCTGCCAAACATAAAAGGCAAGCCGCAAGCTCTCTTTATAGCAAACAAACTTACCGTTGCACTTATAAAAGTCTGTAATCCATTATGGTATACTTCCCATTATGAAACCTAAACAGACTACTAAGACTACTAAACCATTAAAGAAATACGTCCGTATGAAGGACAGACGCCAAGGCCTAGATGTAACAGAGCGGCCAGTAAAAGAAGTGACTAACGGTAACCAGTGGACACTTACACCACGCCAGATACGTTTTGTAGAACTGTGGCTCACTCCCAAGTCTCCAACCTTCGGCAACGCCTACCAGTCAGCTAAGGAAGCAGGCTACTCAGACGGCATGGCCGTTAAGATTACAAGCAAACAACTTTCCCTAGAGTGGGTAGCAGAAGCCAAGAAGCGTTTGATTAACCTAGAGCCAAACCACACAGTCAAAGCCCTCGAACACATGGCATTACACGCTAAACAGGACCGCGACCGCATTAAAGCGCTGGAGCTGGTAGGTAAGATACAAGGTCTGTTCATAGACAGAAGCATCTCCCATGTGGACGTACAATTCACCAATGAAGTTCCAAGACCAATAATAGACCTCACTAATACACAGAACACGTCTGAAACAAGCCCAGAATAGCTCACAAAGCAACAGTTACACATAGGGTAGGGATGGGTTATAGATGCTACCATCACCTGGCCGTGGGGACGTTTAGTGCAGAAACTCTTCCCGTTGGTAGCTATTAATAGATATACAAGTATATAGGAAGTATATAGAGTAACTATTCATTGTAGCCAACGAGCATGTGTCTGAATGGCTGTATGTTATACATTCACGATAAACAGAATCCCCTGACACACGTACACACACGGTTGGTGCTAAGACGTCGCACAATGCTTATTGTACGACATGGTTAACAGGGGTGAGAGTCCTTAGGAGCATTCCTTGTATGTATATACACTACATGTAGCGTAGGGTATGGGGGTATGCCTTTACCTATATACAGAAAACGGAACCGTGGGGACCCCTAAATCAGGGGTAGGGGTGTCTGTGCGTAGAGAGTTTAACGTGTATATCAGCGCGTGACACATATAGAAAAAAGAGAGGTGTGTATGGATTTTATAGTTTCCCCTTTGACAAAGGTGTGTATACTGATACGTATAAGGAAACACGATGAGAGTAAGAATCGATTGGAGCGTAGCGGAATGAGAGTAAACATATATATACGACAAGAAGACGAAGAACTGTGGGCGGCGCTGGAGAACAAGAGCGAATGGATCCACGAACAACTTAATAAGGATGACTCTATACAGGTAGACGAAGTCGATACTTGGCATATAGGAAATAGTGAAGAAGTTTAGTAGAATCAAGGTATGAACTTAGCACAGGCATTACTTAATATAGGCAAAGACGTAGCACGACCATTCACACAGTTGGGCACCGCCGTTGCGTATACGCCTCAGGCCGTGTATAGACTTGCACAGAATAAACCGATATATGATATTCAGCAGAAAGTATTTGGAACAACCAACCAAGGACAGATAGCGAAGAACATTATCGGCAATACCGCACAACTAGGTTTAACTGCCTTAGCTGGACCAGCCGCTAAAGCGGGACTAGCTGCTCCGACGTTAGGTAGGCAGATTGGATTAAGCGCTGCACAAGGTGGATTACTTGGTGGCGCTATGAATCTTGCTAATATGACCGCACAAAACCAAAAGATAACTCCACAAGGCGTTTTACAGGGCGCGGCATTAGGTGCTGGATTAGGCGCTGCTACACCGCTAAGTAGAGCAATGTACTTACAAGCTAGGGCAAACCCACTAAATGAAGCTGGCTTTGTTAAATTACCAGGTGGAAGAAGCCAACCAATTGTTTCCGACCCACGCACCAGCCCTAACCTAGCGAGCCTCGTAGAATCTGGTTCTATTAGTGGCGATGTTAACATGATTAGTCCTAAAGGTATTCAATACGGCGGAGGCGTAAAGGGAACTGCACTTGATCCTGCGCGTGTTGCATACTATAAGAATATTATTAAAAACGAAACACAGAGTATTGATCCACTCGTTGTTTCATTAAGAAAAAACACTGGGCAAGTATTTCTGGAGGATGGTAAACACCGTCTTGCAGCGATGAGAGCACTCGGCATAACGGATGTACCCGTTGTATTAGAGCGACCTCTCCGTGGAGCTGCACTACAAGCCCGACTAGGAAGGTAATATGGCTCATCAAGTACGCGTACCCGACTACGTACCGTCTAAACGTCAAACTAAGTTCCACACAAGCACGGCTTTTGAAACACTCTATGGTGGTGCCGCAGGTGGCGGTAAGACTACTGCTATTGTGGCAGAAGCAATAACTTACGCATTGCAGTGGCCCAAGTCACGTGTTTATATGTTTCGTCGGACAATACCTGAGTTAAAGCAATCTATCGTTCCTGAAATCTATAAACAGGCTTCTCAATACATTGATTCTGGTGGAATGAAATACAATTCACAAGACAGGACCTTCGTTTTAAGGAATGGTTCTATTATTCAGTTAGCATACCTAGAAAACCCTGGCGATATGTTCCGCTATCAGTCTGCTGAGATTCACTGTTTACTTATGGACGAGTTAACTCACTTCACTCAAGACGAATATGAATACTTAAAGACTCGTGTGCGTTCTACAGGCGAGCATCCACTTAAAGTCATGGCCGCTACTAACCCAGGTAACATAGGCCACGGCTGGGTAAAGAGTTACTTTATTGACATTATCACTTCAGAAACAATTTATACTGACAAAGCAGGCAATACCAGACAATTCATTCCAGCCCGAGTAGATGATCACCCTATTGAAGCGTTTAGAAAGTCCTACTCAAAACAACTTGAAAGCATCTCAGACCCTGATCTTAAGCGAGCACTTTTGAAAGGGGACTGGGATATCTTTAGCGGACAAGTATTTACCGAGTGGGACCGCGAACAACACGTTGTTGATCCATTCCCTATACCTAAACACTGGACTAAATGGCTAGCATACGACTGGGGATATAACACATACGCAGCTTGCCTATGGCTTGCACGAGACCCAGCCAATGAAAGAATCTACGTATATAGAGAATTCTATCCACACGCTATGGCAGCAAGCCAACAAGCTGAGACAATCAATAACATGTCAGGCGAAGAACTCATTGTTACAAAATGGGCAGATCCATCTTTATGGAAACAACACGGTTCTGTAGAAACTGGCGAAAGCGTTGCTATGATCTTCCAAAAAGCAGGACTTATCTTCCAGCCAGCTAATAATGACCGCATGAACGGTATGAACGCAGTCCATGAAGCACTCGCTATAGCCCCTGACGGCAAGCCAACCTTACAAGTATTCTCTAGCTGCATTAACTTACTCCGCACACTACCCGCTTTACCATACGATCAGAACAAAACAGAAGATGTTGATACCCGCGCAGAAGATCACTTATACGACTGTCTACGTTATGCGCTCGTTAATCAAAGACCAGCACAGATGCCTGAGATAAAAGTTAACGAGGACGTCTATAATAGACGCTTGAAATATATGTAAATTTATAAATAGTGCTATACTAGCATTATCTGGGTGCAACTTATAATTGATGAAGAAAACAACTACTCCTACAAAAAGCGCTGACGATCTCGTAAACAAGGTAGTATCTGCCTTTAACTCTTCTTGGAGCTATCGCTCTGGTTCATGGCACGATAAGTGGCAGAACATGAACAAACTTTATAACTCTCAACGTGTTTACGTTGGTTATAACGGTATATCTGATACATTCGTACCAATGTCATATTCACTTGTTGAGACTATGGTATCTGCAACCAGCGGCGACAAGCCATCTGTAGAATTTATGGCAACTAAGCCAGAACAAGATGTTAATACGGACGTTCTTAACGCCCTTTTTGCTTATTACTGGGACATCGATCAGTGGACACCTAAGCTTATCCAACACAACCGCGCAATGTTTAAACTCGGTACTAGCGTACTTAAAGTTTATTGGAACATTGACCACCCTTGCTTAGAGATAATTCCACTACGAGACTTCTTCTGCGATCCAGCTGCTACTTTCTTTAACCGTAACAACGCCAGCTACATGGGTCACCGCTTCCTAGCAAATAAAAAAGAACTCATGAAAGAAAAGGTCATTGACCCTAAGACTGGTGAGTTTGTTCCTAAATACAAGAACCTAGAAAAACTAGGCACATTTGACTCTGGTGAAGAAACTGACAAGCAAGATAAAGACAGCGAAATGGGTAACAACGCTGAATTACCACAAGATGAAAACCAGATAGAAGTTATTTGCTACGAGACACTTGATAACGTTATCTACGTTGGTAACCGAGAACAAGTTATCTACGAGAACACTAACTACTTCAAGCAACGACAGCAGTTCCTCGGCTATCAGAACCCAACTGGTATGTTCTCATACATGATTGACTCATTCTCACCTGATGAATCACAACTTTACGGTAAATCAGTTATTGAACCAATCGCTAAGCACCAAGAATTACTTAACGACCTTACTAACCAGAACATTGACGCTGTATCATGGGCAATCGATCCTGAGATGGAACTTGACCCACAGTATTCTAGCTATCTTGATAAGATGCGCTCTGCTACTGGTAACGTATATCCATTCAAACCAGGCTCTTACCAGGCAGTACAAAAGCCTATCATTCCTTCTAACGTATTCAACGAACGAACTAACATTAAGAACGAAATTCGTGAAGCAACCGCTATTGACGAGATTATTAAGGGTATTGCGATGGGCGGAGAAACTACCGCTACTGAAGTTAAAGCACAGCAATCTTCTGCAGGTCGTCGTTTCGGTTTAATCGTATCAATGCTAGAGAACGGTGGTTACTACCAACTAGCTAAACTAGTCTTCCAGCTTGTACAACTTTATGTCACTGCACCTGTTATGTTCCGTGTTATCGGTGATAAAGGAATTAACTGGAAAGAGTTTAACCCTGAACAATTTAAGGGCGACTACGAGCCACGCATTAAGCTTAGATCAACACTTGAATACGAGAAGCGATACAAGATGCGCGATCTTAAAGAACTCTACACAGCTATGCTTGGTAACCCTTACGTAGATCAGGCGACTCTTACTCGCTACATTATCCAGAAAGGCTTTGACCTTGACGCTAAAGAAGTAGAAGATCTTGTTAAGACTGAAGAAGAACTCATGCAAGACGCACAAAGCCAGGGACAAGGCAAACCTTCAGCTAACGAACCAAAAGTCCTTATTAACTACAAAGACGCACCACCAGACATCCAGGCACAAATGGAGCAAGAATCAGGATACCAGCCATCAGTAATACATGAAGGCGCTATGGAAACCAAAGCCGCTCAACAGATGTCAGATCAAGCCCTTAGCGGCGAACAAATCGCACCAGTACCTACAACTCCCCCTCAGCCAATGCAAGGTATGACGGGAGGACAGGGTGGACAGTAATTGGTCAAGTGAATTTAAGAGTTTATTTTCCTCACCGTTAGGTAAGAAACTGTTAGAAGAATTGACTATTGTCAAACAACGTCTGCAAGATGACGCAGCATCCGCTGAAACGGCTGAAACCGCTTTTGGCTTGCTTCGTGAATCAGGAGGTGTTATAAAGGCAATAGATCATTTACAATTTCTGGCAGTCGTACCTAAGGATGAGGGGGATAAAGACAATTAAAACTAAAAGTCGCCCAGTTTATCCCCCTAATCTCTGGGCAAGACATTAACAATTAGGAGTAAAGATGGATACCACAACCCCTACGGAGGGCGCAGACGTTTCTGCACAACCCACACAACCAACAGAGGCGGTAAAGATAGAAGGAAACGAGCAAGTTATATCGCAAGATGCTAACGGCACTCCGACCCTAGAACCTATCACATCTCAAGACGACCAGCCAAGTGTAGAACAGGCCGTTGAAGATGCACCCGCACCTGAAACACAAGCCGACGGTGACGATATCAAAGAATGGGCAGAGAAGAAAGGACTTCCTTTAGAAGATCCTGTGAAGCTGGCTAAAATGTATCGTGACGCTGAAAAGAAAATGCACGAAGCAACTTTAAAGGCTCGTGAGTTCAATACTGCTGTAATGGATCAGCCACTCATTGATTACACTGGTAACGAAGCTGTTGATCAGCTCGCTGCACAAGTAAATCAATTGACTATTCAAAATAAAGTGAATAGTTTTTGGGAAGCTAATCCTGAAGCTAAAGAATTTGAAGGTAAGATGGCAGAACTTGTAGTTCAGCGACCTCACCTACAAAACGACCTTGATGCTTTATATGCACTAGCTAGGAATGATCCTAGTCGAGAGGCAGATTTAAAGCGAGAAGGTGGTCGAGAAGCACTTACTAATCTTGCGCAGAAACAACAAGCCGTTCCTCCCTCAGCGGCCGCTACGAATACTGCTTCATTCGAGAGCAATTCAATTACCTCACAAAACGTATACGAATTGATCGATCGACATGATCAAGAATGGTTCCAAAAGAATTATTCAGCAATAAACAAGGCAATCTCAGGGAAATAATACATTAACATATCAGGAGAAATATCATGCCAACAGGCGCATATAATTCTGGTAACGTAAACATTGGTGCAACAGCTGCTAACGTTTTCCGCCCAAATATCTGGTCTAAAGAAGTTCTAATGTTCGTTAAGAGCAACCTAGTTCTTTTACCACTTATTAAGCACTACGACGCAGATGTACAGTCAAGCGGACAGACTTTAGAAATTCCTAACGTTTCTTCAATCAGCGCTAACCTAAAAGCACAAAACACTGTCGTTACTTTGAACTACAACACAGAAACAAAAACAACTATAACATTGAACAAGCACTACGAAAGCTCATTCATTGTTGAAGATCTAGTAAAAATCCAAGCAATGTCAGATCTACGAAGCGATTACACACAAGCTGCTGCTTACGCAATCGCAGAAAAGATTGATAGCGATCTAGCTACAAACATGACAAGCACATGGAAAACTGCAAGCCAGGCTTACGGTGCTTACGGAACAGCTCTTAATGACAACCTCATTTTGGCTGTTAACCGATACCTCAGCGAGAACAAAGCTCCTCGTTCTGACCGTGCTATCGTTGTACATCCTAAGGGTGAAGCAGAAATGCTTGCAATCGATAAGTATGTTCGTTACGACGCTCTTGGCGTTGGTGGAGACAACAACTCTATCGCTAACGGTAAAATCGGACGCATCTACGGTGCTGACGTCTACATGAGCCAAAACTTGGTTTACCTAGATACAGCAACTGACGAATACAACCACCTCTTCTTCCACAAGGAAGCATGGGCGATTGCTATGCAGATGCAACCTCGTACACAAGCTCAGTACAAGCAAGAACACCTTGGCTGGCTCGTTACTGTGGACGTACTTTACGGACACAACTCACTACGAAGCAACTTCGGTTTCGTCGTTAAGTCCTAATACTAGGACCGAGTACATTAGGAGACCCTACGGGGTCTTTTTTTGTATCTGTTAGACGCAAATAATCGTAAAAATATCGTTGCCTTTTTTAATACGTTGAGCTATTCTGTTAGTGTTAATAAAAGGGGTAGAAATGATAGATCCACTAAAACTAGACAAAGCAAACGTAAAAGAATACAAAATTCCTAAGGAAGTAGAGCTTCATCCTCGACAAAAGCTAGCATTCCTGGAAGATCAACTAAACCAAATTAAATCACTTCACTGGCGATCACGCGTAGACATGCTTCACGCTGCACGTCTTCAAGAAGATAGCAACCCTACTCTAAAAGATAAGGGTTACTCTAACATGGCTCAGCACCGCAACGAAGTTCAACAAACTATCGGCGGTATATTGATGCTTACTAAACTAATTGAAGATCTAAAAAATGAAAACCCAGCAGTCGGCGAAGCAACAGCAGCAGACCACCCAGACGGCTACTAAACTAGCTGTCGTATTACCTTCAAGAGGCTTAATGTTCTCTGAGACATTTGAAGAGCTTCTAGGCGAACTTGATGGTATGGACTATGAAATATTCTGGGCACACGGAAAAAGCCTCCCAGACTGCTTTAATGAGCCCACAGAGCGTGCTTTAAAGGACCCAACAGTCTACGCAGTACTTTTCTGTGAAGATGACATGATTTTGCCTAAGGGCATATTGAGAAAGATGTTTGACGCACAATATCCAGTTGTTGCGTTAGACTATCCATTCCAGCAAGATGGCGACTCTACATGCTTACACGATCCTGACGGGTTTGCGTTCTGGACTGGGACTGGCTTTATCCTTGTAGCCCGTCCCATTCTCGAACAGCTAGAAAAACCAATCTGGCGTACAAACAGAACGTTTGATCCTTTTATTGATAAAGATACTATTCACTTCTGGCCACGCGACTTAAGGAAGGTATACTACGGTTTACATGATCTTAACTTTGGTTTAGTGCTTTACTCAGCTGGAGTTCCTGTATATCCATTACCTGAGACTGCAGGTCAACGTAAACTTGTAAAACTTGGTGATAAGCACAGTAACAACGGCGCACACGACATAAAAGAAATAACTGTTGTCGGAAGAGACCTAGTATCTGGAATGATAGACGTTGAGAATGCACAATTATTTAGGGGCGCGCTTAACAGAGTCAAGAAAGTTAAATTCTGGGAAGAAACTCCACCATTTATCTCATATGATGAATTTGATCAACCGTATCTAAATGACGGAAGGAAATACGATGTCGTCAGATAGTAAACTAAACAAAGATAGAAAAGACGTAAAGCCAGCTACTAAGACTGTAGTTATGGGCGGTACAATCGTGACCATTAACTACTGGGTAAAGAAATGAAAGTGGGGGTTATCTTACCCTCTAGGGGTCTGATGTTCTCACAAACTGCAGACGAGCTACTACAAAACCTAAAAGGAATATCACATAAAATATTTTTCTCTCATAGGAAACCTATACCTGAGTGTTTCGTTAGTCCTACTAATCGAGCTCTTATAGATAAAGACATCACACACCTATGGTTTGTGGAAGATGACATGGTCCTACCTCCTGGTCTATTGCAAGCTATGCTTGACGAGGATGCTAACGCAATTACATGTGATTACCCAGTTACTAAAGACGGAAGAGGATCTGTTTTCTACGATAAGGGCGGAAGAGTAGTCTTCTCTGGTACTGGCTGTTTGCTGGTTAAAAGAAGAGTCTTTGACAGCCTACGAGAACCATATTTTACCGATAAGGTTAGATGGACAATGCTTAACTATGGTGAATCAGTTAAACTCGTTGCAACTAGAAACGATACTAAAGACGGATATGGCTTACACGACATCACGTTCAGCATAAAACTGTGGAAAGCTGGAATAATCATTAAAGTTCTACCGATTAAACTTGCTCAGCGTAAACTTATTAGCTTAGGTAAAGCAGGTAGCAACAATGGTGCGCACAACATTGAAGTCTGGAAGAAAATTGTTAAGAACAAGCGCCTTAAAGCAATTCAAGAACAACCAATCTCACTTGGCGCTAAAACAAAGCTTGTAACAGTAGACACCCCTACGGGAGCAGTAACAACAAGCCAGAAACACGCAGAAAACCTCGTTAACCAGGGATTAGCTACGTATCCAGCTAAAAGATTTACGATAATAGATGATAGCGAAGTAGAGATATGAAACTCTTGATTACGATGATTACCTATAACCGTCTTCAATACACGAAGAAGACGCTGCGTAGTTTATGGGCGACGATTCAAGTCCCATATTTTCTGATAATCGTTGATAATGCATCAACTGACGGCACACAAGCATATCTAGCTAATTTAGTTGAGCGTAACAGAGCTAATCAAGTTATCTTTAATGATAAGAACCTATATCCTGGTAAAGCTACAAATATTGGCTGGACTGAAGGACTTGAAGAGTATTCTGAAGCAACACACCTTATGCGTCTTGATAACGACATGCATTTTGAAAAAGGCTGGGATGCTATGGCGGAAAATTATTTTAAGAACATCGACAGGCTTGGTCAGCTTGGACTAGATTTTGACGGCGGAGAAAACAAGATGCCGCAATACTACAATGGGATGGGACTAGTCGAATGGCCAGGTTGTGTTGGTGGACCAAACATCATAAAACGTTCTATCTTTGAATCTGGTATTCGTTATGACGAGACACCTTGGGAAGGTTCACGTTCTCGCATGCAAGAGGATAGCAAATTCTCACGAGAAATAAAGAAAGATGGATGGCTAGTTGGTCATATGGACGAACGATTAAGCTGGACATTTGCTACTAAAGAAAATTGGAAAGACTACCCAGATTACTACAAGAAAACTATGTATGACCGTGGTTATGATGACGAACTTAAATATTTGGAGACATTAGAATGAAAACAGTTCTTATTACTGGTGTTGGCGGTTTTATGGGTAGTCATACCCTACGACACGTGTTAACGACGACTGACTGGAAGATTATCGGTATTGATTCATTCAGGCACATGGGTAAAACCGACCGTATCACACAACAACTTAGTGACCAAGATCTATCCCGTTTAACATTGATTAGGCATGATCTCACTGTTCCTTTTAGCGAGCAGTTTGAACAAAAACTAAAAGATATTGACTATGTACTTAACATAGCGTCAGAGAGCCACGTAGACCGCTCAATAACCGATCCTAGAGAATTTACCGAGAACAACGTTGCGTTGATATTAACAATGCTTGAATGGCTTAAGAAACGTAATAATACACCAATACCTTGCAATAACTTCCCAGTATGTGACGACGGATATCCAGGTAATCACTCTCACTTCAATCCTGTAAAGTCATTTATCCACATCTCAACCGATGAAGTATATGGTCCCGCTACTGATCACAACCACAAAGAAGGTGAACCGTATCGCCCAAGTAATCCGTATTCAGCGTCAAAAGCCGCACAAGAAGCTATTTGCTACGCATACTGGAGAACCTACAACCTTCCAATAGTTATCACCAATACCATGAACATTATTGGAGAAATGCAGGATCCTGAGAAATTTGTACCGAAAGTCATGAAGCAAATTGCCAATGGAGAAAAAGTTACCATTCACGCTAGCAAAGACGGACAACCAGGATCTCGATATTATTTACATGCGCGTAACCAAGCAGACGCATTATGTTTCTTATTAAAGAATATCGTTCCTACTCGCTACCCAGCAAAAGATTTAGACCGCTTTAACATAGTCGGAGAAAAAGAAGTCAATAATTTAGAGATGGCTGAATTGATAGCTAAATTCTACGGAGCAGAACTCAATTATGAGTTAGTTGATTTTCACTCATCACGCCCTGGACATGACCTACGTTATGGACTAGATAATACTAAACTTAAAGAACTGGGGTGGGTGGCCCCATTCAGCTTTGAAGAAAGTCTGAAATCAACCATAGAATGGACAAAGAATCACCCAGAATGGCTCCTATGATTAGCATACTTATACCAACTAGAAAACGTCCACATAACATTCAACGATTATGGGACTCAATTGTGAGGACAGTGCGCAATCCACTAGACATTGAGTTGGTTCTATACATAGATGAAGATGACGACTCATACGACAATATAAAAGTCCCATTCAAAAAGGTTAGTGGCAAACGCATTGTGTTAAGTGATATGTGGAACGTCTGTGCTAAAGAAGCTTGCTACGACATTATGATGTACTGTGGTGACGATATAGTTTTTCGCTCAAAAAATTGGGATCGTAAAGTTATAGAAACATTTGATCAGTTTGAAGATAAGATAGCATACGTCTTCGGTAGAGACGGATCAGTCCACGATCGCATATATGGCACTCATGGCTTTGTACACAGAAATTGGTTTAAGGCTTTAGGCTATATCTGTCCACCAGTATTTTCTGGTGATTACTCAGATACCTGGATAAACGTTGTCGCTAGACTTATAGATCGACATATCTACATTGATATCTTTACTGAACATATGCACCCAGATTTCGCTAAAACTGAACTTGATGATACTTACCGAGAGAAGTATGATCGAATGATTAAGGATAAAACAGCTGACATCTATTTCAGTATGGCTAATGAGAGATATGATGATGCGGCCAAACTTAGAAAGGTAATGAAATGAAAATAGCAGTACTTGGTGGTGGTGGATTTATAGGATGTAACTTAGTAAGTTATCTGAAAGACCAAGGTCATTTTGTTCGTGCTGTAGATAAGAAGTTTCCTATGTTCCGTAAAGAGATGTGGGACAAGGCTGACGAAGTCGAAGTAGCTGATTTACGCGAATATGATGAAGTACATGACGCATTACTCGATATTGATTGGGTCGTACAATTAGCGGCTGACATGGGTGGTGTTGGCTATTTCCACGGCGGACATGATTATTATCCATATCTAAGTAGCCATCAGATAAATCTCAATGTACTACAAGTAATGGAAGAATTAGAAATACCACGGTTATTCTTTTCGGCATCAGCTTGTATATATCCAACGCATCTCAATGACAATACGGACAGCCCAATATTAACTGAAGAAATGATCTATCCAGCAAACTGTGACATGAGTTACGGATGGGAAAAACTAATGACCCTTCGTCTATGCGAGAGGGCGCCATTTGATGCACGCGTTGGTATCTTTGACACTATCTACGGTCCTTACCAAGAAAAGCACGGCGATCGCATGAAGTTCCCCACAGCAATATCTACTAAAGTAATTAAATCGGCTGAGACTGGTGAACCAATTGAAATCTGGGGAGACGGTACACAACAACGAGTATTTCTTTACATTGATGACGCCGTTAAAAAGATCTATAACATTTTAAGCAGTGATGTATACGACGGCCCAGTTAACGTTGCTTCAGAGACAGAGGTTAATGTTAAACAGATAGCTGATCTATGCTGCGATATTGTGGGCAAACCCGAACTCAAGGAAAGTTATAAGTTCCTGCTCGATAAACCATCTGGCGTTATGTCACGCAGAACAAGTGGAAAAAAATACGATACATTATACGGTAAAATTAACGAAACCACACCCAAAGAAGGTTTTGAGAAGATGATAAACTGGCTTCTCTCATTATGATATACTTAGCCTGTCAGGGCGTTAGGTAAAGAATTCATGGATTTAGAAAAAATAGACGCTTATAACTCTAAGCTAAAAGAGGAAGCTGACCGCCAAGAGGAACTTGATCTCATTACTAGTGTTGGTGACAAAGTTCAAAAAGCTGTCGAGTACTCTACCGCCAAACTTATATCAGACAAAAAAGTAAACCCGCAAAAAGTAAATGTTATCAATGACATCGCTACTGCTCGGGATATCTCTAAGGTTGTCGCTGCACTAGATAAACTAGCAGTCGTTTTAAAACCTGAGCCAAATGATGACACTGGCGTTGTATCTGCTATGGACCGCGTCTATCAGGCTATCCAAGATATTCCTCGTTTATTGCCTCAATCACCAGAACCAGTTGAAGATGTAACTGTGACAAATATCACAGAAATTCAAAAATATATTCAACCTTTAACTGACGCTGTTAATAAATTAGAACTTAATCCGATATTTGATCCACGCATAGAAGTCAAGCCCGCAGACGTAAAAGTCAGTACTGAGAAGGTTGACACAGAACCATTATTACGAGCCCTAGAAGCACTCAGTAAAGAGGTGACCAAACTTACTCTCAAGGATCAACCAGTGACTGACATGACTCCTCTTGTAGAGGCAACTAGGGCTACCACTAAAGCAATTAACAGTCTTAAGTTTCCAGTACCTAACTACATCCTTCCTTTTAAAGATATCAATGGTAAGGCTGTTCAAGTACAACTAGATGCTTCAGGTAACGTGCCTACATCTGGTGGTGGTGGCTCAACTGCACAGACTGATATATTCAACCAGACAATTATTGGCACTCGCAATAATCAAATAGAAATTGATTTCTCAACTACTGCTGCTAATTTACTAACTGAACTAACAGTAACTCCAACCAGTGGTGGTAGTGCATCAGTAGGTAATGGGCAAGGTACAATCTCAACAGGAGCAAACACTAATGGTGGCTATAAGGCTGTATCAAATCTATCAACTACATATCACCCACACTCAGAAATATATGCTGCATTTACTACTATTTTTACTACAGGTATTGCTAACTCTTATCAAAGAATAGGTCTTTATGATGATGACAATGGTTTCTTTATAGGATATGAAGGTACATCATTTGGTGTAACCAAAAGAACTAGCGGAGCAGACACCACAACAGCTCAAGCAAGTTTTAGCGAAGATACTCTTAGTGGACAGACAGGCTCTAGCTTTACAAGAAATGGCACACCAGAAGCATTAGACCCTACTAAAGATAATCTATATAGAATAAGATTTGGTTGGTTAGGTGCAGCACCAATTTACTATGAAATACTATCCCCAGATGGCGAGTGGGTAACCTTCCACATTATCAGACACCCAAATAGTGCTACTATACCAAGTATTGCTGAGCCTAATCTTCCAATGACAATGGATATAAAAAAGAATACTGGTGGAAGCACTGTACTAACATTATCAACAGCTTGCTGGGCTGCTGGCTCAACAAATAGTCAAGATGTAACTTATGCGAAACCAACTGAAAGATATGCTATTGCAGATATTGAAGCAACAGCTACTTATAAATACTTTGGCTTCCAAAGAGATGATGGGTATTGGTATATTATGAGAAAGACATTAGCAACTAAAAAATTTGAGTATGTAGCAGGTGCAATTGTATATA